GCTGGAACAGTGGCGATATTGTATCCAAGGTGATATGCAACGCGACTAAAGTTAAAGTCATCTAAACGGTATCCAAAAACCTGAGCGGGATTACGTGTTAGTTGATTAACTGTGGCATAAATTATTTCTCTCTTGGTAGCGTCTGTAACATCAGGATTAAATACAACACCCTGCCCAGCTAAATAAGACTGGATTTGCTCCAGTTCTTGAGTCGTTAATTGGGCCATAATTTAGCTCCGCCTATGGTATAGTCTAACCTGTTTCAAACGAGAAATGACTCAAAAACGTTTATGGGCAGATCACCCACTACAGAACATTTACAGATCTATGATTAATAGATGTTACTGCACAGCAAATACACATTTTTATAATTACGGAGGAAGAGGAATAAAAGTATGTGATCAGTGGCGATTAAACAGAAGAAACGGAGGTAAAACTTCTGAAGGTTTTCAGAATTTTATTCGCGATATGGGACCAAGACCATCAGAAAATTATACATTAGAGAGAATCAATACTAACGGAAATTATGAACCTAAAAATTGTAAATGGGCGACTAAAAAAGAACAAGCTTTAAATAGAAGAAAATATCAAATTATTAAATTAAGAGGAGAAAATCATCACCAGAATAAATTAACAGAAAAAGAAGTATTAGAAATAAAACAAGAGTTAAAAAATCCAAGAAGAGGTCTAATAACTTTTTTAGCTAAAAAATATAAAGTAGACCGTAAGAACATATATTCAATTAAAAAAAATGAGTCGTGGGCTTGGTTAAACGATCACTCAACATAAACATGATCACCTTCTAAAACAGAATCCCAATCAACACGGGTAATAGATTTAAGCTGCTCTAGTTTTGTAAACCGTTCACCAGGCATAGACTGTTGCAATTCTTTAATTTCAGTAGCCGTTTTCAGACCAACTCCTTTAAGAACTTGTGTGAGCAACTGAGGAGTGGCGCTATTGATATTAGTCCGATTAAAAGCTTGAATTTCGGGTTTAACAATCTGCCTGCCACGGCGTTGTTTAACGTCTTTTGCCTCTAACTCGGTTTCTTTAACGATTTCGTCAATTTGATTGCGATGTGCAAAGAAGACTTTCCCCGTGGTGAGGGATTTCACCATCTTATACTCGCCTTCGTCGTGCTCACTCAACACTTCGACTTTTACACCATTTGGGGTGTAAGTAAATTCTTTAACGGTAACAGCAGTCATCATGTAGACAGTGCTCTGAGCTTATTTATAGCACGGATCAAAAGAAAAAACCCCCTCCGGAGAGGGGGCTTGAACATTCCGCCTGAAGTTTATCAGGAAGGAACAGTCGAGGTATAAGTGTTGGACTCAATGAGACCAGCAGGCTGAAGAGCCAGGTCATCACGCAGAGGTGCTTGGTCAGGAAGCAACCAGCAGACTTCGGCGATACCGAGAGCCTTGTTACGACCGGCAAGCTTGTTAGCACCAGCGCGGGGGTCATAGACACCTGAACCGAGGCCAATACCGGAACCAGGAACGGTAGCGGTGCTGTACAGACGATACTTAGTATCAGCTTTAACAGCGTGCATGTTAGCGTCGTTCCAGGCATCACTGGAAACCCAGGATCCGTTCTCGATGCGGCTGCTAGCACCCACGAGGTTGGCAAAGAAACCGCTGGGGCTGGGGGTTGTGGTCAGACCTGAAGACAGGGCAGGACCAACACCAAGAGCAGGAGCAGTTTGAGCGCCAGCGATACCGCTGGAGATCACGTCACCGCCGTCAACGCGAACGCTCACACGGTACACATAGGCACCAGAGGGAACGACGATACCATCGGTGATATCAGGGCGAACATCCTTATAAGCGTCAGGAGACGGAATAATGATGTCGGCAGCCCGGAACGGTTGGTTAGCGGAGTTCTGACCTGAACCGTAAGGTTGAGTGTAGTACTCAAGCTGGTTAGTGCTAGAGCTGGCCTGATAAGACAGGTCAACATAGCCTACGGCTTGCTGGGCAACCCAGCCGGGACGGAAGACAACGCCAACGGGACCGCCAACAGGCTGATTGCTGTAGGTCTCGTTAGTGCCGTTCTCGTTCTGAAACGAGAAGCTGCTTTCGCTGTGCCAGTAGCGAAGAACATTGACGTAGTTACCAGGATAAATCTTGGCGACTGCGATTTGCTGAGGGTTAGTAGCCATCGTTAGTTATCTCCTTATTAAACGTTAAAGGAGTAAGCGATGGTGGCGAAGTCAGCGTTCAGAAGTTCGAAACCTGCGTACAGGCTCCAAATCATCATGATGAAACGGCTGAAGTCGTCGTTATTGTTCAACAGAACTTGAGCATTGTTACCGCCGATACCGACGCCAACACTCTGAGGGCCGAAGAACATACCGATAGCACTGTCGTACGTAGTCGAAGTACCACCGATAGTTGCCGTGGCGGTTTGGGAAGGCATGTTGGTGGATTCGAAGAATCGCACACCTTCAAACACAAAACCGGTGGGCATAATCGGTTCGCCAGCCACGAAGGTGGCTTGACCGAAGCCCTGACCCATGTACAGCGCAGCGTTGGGCTGCATTGCGGACATGAGGGGGTTGATTTGACCGTTGCCGGGGTAACGAGCAACTTCGCGGAAGTCGCTGTTCTGGCGCAGGTGCATCAGGAAGGTGGGATCCACCACGGCGCGGTAGAAACCGTCCTGATAAGTAGGAGTGTTGCGCTTGCGCAGGCTCTTCACCACGCGCAGCAAGTCATCCTTAACGTCGAACTTAGCCTGTTCGGCGTTGGTGTAGGTAAGACCACCAACGGCAAGGTTGCCGGGGTAGTAGTAACCACCTTGGGAGTCAGAAGACTGACCTTTCGAAACAGCTTTCAGGAGTTCATTGATGAACACCCGATCGCGCCAACGACGGTAATCGTCGAGCAGCGTCAGGGAGCCGATCGATTGGTGGAAAGCAGTCAGGTTGCCGGTATCCAGCAGAAGACGCTGCGCGGTGATCAGAGTCTCGCGAGCAATCTTAAAAGTGCTGGGTTGGGTCGGATCACTGGGGTCTGCAGGACCGGTGTACTCACGAAGAGTCACCAGCACCTTGTCTTTGACAATGTTCCGACTATTAGCTGTGCCGATCGTTTGTTCGGCGGTCCGTTCGCGGGACTCCTTAGAGCCAGGGTTTCCCCAGAAGCGATAACGGTCAAGCTGCACAGTCTGGCCGGGTTGTTTCGAAAAATCGTGAACAACCACGGGTTCAGCCGCCATTTCTACGATATACGCAGGATGGGGACGGTAGAGTTCCGCACCAAGCAGCTTTGGAAAATCGTTGTCAACGAACATGCGCTGACGACCTCCAAAATACTACAAAGTAATAATAAGGGAAATTAATAACAACAGCACACTGTTTGTCGCATTTATAGCGTTAAATGCCTTTTTGATTGCTGCTATTAACGCTGGGACTAAAGGGACGCACAAGATTGCGGACAGACTCAGATCCTTGATGATATACAGAGCCGTAATTGTATGCGTACCGAGACGATTTACCGCGATAAATATACCGCAAAGCAGTAGACATTAAACCAGGAGACTGAGAACGAACTGTTTCAGTAAACGTTTGACAGTAAACAGGAGCGTTATAAACCCACTCAGCACGATTTTGTGTGCCTTGTGGACCTAATATATTAGTTAAAAGACCACCTTCATAATTACGGTGGGTAACTCCTCCACCGGTTGTTCCTTCAGCTGCTGTATTACTATCTGGCGTATTATATGGAGTGTATGCTTGGTCTGCCGGAGCTAAACCCCTGTAATATGTGTATTTTCCTGTATCTCGTAAACCGTAATTAGCTCCTTCAGAAGTTACAACTTTGGCGTTTGCGATTGTTGTTGTAAATAATCCTCTATATCCCGTGTAGGAACTTAAAGATCCGCTAGGCAGATAATCCGTGTTTTCGTAATCAACCCAGTAACCAGATACTGCTTGGGGAACCGCACGCCACGCAGTTGTCGAATACCAAGAACCGCTATTTGGTGGCCCTGCTGTAATTACACCAAGATCAGCTCCGGTATCTCGAATACCAGAACTTAAAACAACGTAGCCCTCGTGGTTAGGCCCACTTTGAATACGGTGCGGACCGCTGTCGTATTTGTAGTTGCTAAGAGGGCTTTAAACCACG